AACCTTAATTTCTTCGGGAGGTACTGGAACAACTAACTTTGCCAACAACCATAATTTGATTGTTGCTTTGCTGCTCCAAGGTCCAGAAGGTCCGCAAGGGCCAATAGGTCCACAAGGACCAACAGGGCCAACAGGTCCACAGGGTCCAGCAGGTGCAAATGGTGTAGCAGGCGAAAACACAACTAACTTTTTATTTAACTTTTTGAACTTCAATTAAATGACTGAAAATCAAATAAAACTTTTAACACTCTTGCAAAAGATAGATTATAACCTAGCTAATGAGTTTGAAAAACTAGTGCTAGCCAATGAACTCAGCATCATATCTGATGAGATTCTTGCCACAAAAACAGCCGAGATAAGCAGCCAAGCTGCTGACCTCATTAATCCTGTAATTGTTGAACCAGAACCGATAACACCGATAACAGAAAGCAATGTATTAGAATTGATTAATGAAAGAGTTTCACTCGTTGGAACCTTCCCAAATATCATACTTTCGGTTGATGGTTCGGAAATTGCCAAATTTGATTTTAGTCAGGTAACTGAAGATTTTTTTATAAACTTTTTAAATAAATACGGAATATGAATTTTCCTCAATTTGGACGAGTTCCCTACATAGAATCAACAGAAGGAGGTGTGGCCAATGTCGCTAAAGATGGAACAGGAACCCTTTTTAAGTTAGTAGAGATGCCATGGAAAACAGTTCCGGTAACCATCAATACAACTACCGATACTGTTTCAATTGCTAATTGGAGTTATGTTTCTGTTTCTAATCAAATAGTCATTTTACCTGGTGATAAGATTGTATTTTTAAGTGGAACCCCTGCTACAGGAACCTTATTAAATACGGAATACACCATCAGCGATTTTTCAGTAACGACCGATACAGCTACTTTTAAATTGTTAAATAGTAGTAATGTTCTGATTGATTTAAGCGGTTCACCTGCTAATCTAATAGCCGGGTTTAATGGCGGAGGTCGAATTGATATAATTGAAGTTAGGTCAGCACAGGCAGCAAGGGCTGCAAGTTCTGCTCAAACGATTTGTGTTTTTAGAAAAAAGGTAACAAGTGCATCCTATTTTTTGATTAATGAATTTGCCCTTGCAACTGCAACGGCTAGTGTAAGTGTAATAGGTGCTAATTCAACTCTTACACCAACAGGAGGTTTTATCTTAAATTCTGGTGACCAGCTTTGGTTTACTCAGTCGGTGTATGCAGGCGCACAGGATAGAATAATGGTAACGGCAAGAGGTAGTTTGTTTTAGTATGTTCCCAGTTTCTACTCCTAATTTTTTACCAACATTTCCAACTGTATTGAATCGAGGTTCTTTGAATTATCTGTTTAATACTTCTTTTCCAGCAGGTGAAACTGTAAAAGAAAACCTTGCCATTGATCTAGTAGGAAACAATATTTTGAGTTACCCGAGGGGAGGGGAATGGGAATCAATTGGAGTTTTAACTTCTATTGCCAGACCTAATGCGACAGTAGTGCATAGTAATAACTTAGGAGGTGTACCAATTTTTAATGGTGTAAACTCCAATTTTACTGGCACTACCTTTGAGCCTTCTCGTTATACCATGTGTTGCTGGTTTAAAGGCACAGGACCGCCAAACAGTAATGATGCCATCGGAGGTTCACTATTGGCCGGAAATGGTCAAATAGGATTGACTGGTTATCTGCTTTGTTATTCATGGCTAAATTCAGCTATTTACTATGGTCAAGATGGTTCTACGGCTGCGATAACATCGGCTAACAATACCGCACCGAGAAACACTATTATTCACGTCGCAATAAGATTCAATGGTGCAACCAGAGATATTTACATCAATGGCAATTTATCTGCTTCCAATGCTTATACAACAAACCCCGGCTACCCTACAACAGGCGATAGGTCATACAGGGTTGGAAGTTGGGGAACCGCAGCAGTTAGGCAATTCAATGGTGAAATATACCGGGTAAGTATGTACGACAGGGCATTGAGTGTAAGTGAGATTTTACAGAATTTCACAGCCCAAAAGGGATTTTATGGAGTTTAAATATTTTTAAAATGAAAAACGGACCACTTAAAACAATATGTTCTGAAATCGAAAGACTTTTGAAAATCAAGATTTTGAACTATGGGGAATCCCATGAGGTTATAACAGAAAATCAAGGTTTCAACTATCGGTCAATTGATTCAGAAAAGCCTTGCTCAGTTGATGACAATTACGACCTTGTTTTGTTCTTCGTCAGGGAAAATTCAAGTCTTGATGATGAGAATGGGAGAGGGTTAAAACAGGTTCTTTCCAGAACTGTTAATTTTAAACTAATAGCCAATTCCAAAACCGCCTCCAATGATTACAATTTGAATTATATTCTTAATAGTATATCGGAGGTTCAATTGGGTGACACTAACAACGATGCAAAGGCAATTGCCCAAAATTATTTTGGCATTGACCAATTCAACTTTGAAACGTATTTCGTGACTATTGATTTTTCAATTAAGGAAAAAATAGATTGTTTGGTTTGCTAATTTTGCAAAATGCTATCAAAGGAACAATCTGATATTATAAAGGCCATTCAAGACTTACAAGATAAGTTAATCAATGATATGGATGGCAAGCTACCCACCATATTTAAAGACCTTGCAAATCAGGTTATAGAGATTTCCAATGAGTTTTCTTTTGATGCCAAAGAAAGGGTTGCAAACTTACAGAAACTTAGAAAGCTAAAAACTCAAATTGCTGATGCGATTGTAAATAATACCGCTTATCAGGTTGCAGTCAAAGAAGTATTGACAGGGTTTAAAGAAATCAAAAAGCTTTCCGATTCTTATTACTCTGCTTTGATTGATGGCTATTCGGCCAAATCAGAACTTTATAAACAGATTCTTGAAAGCAACATTCAAACTACCTCCGATTTGCTTTTAGGTGCTGAGATAAGGTCAAACTTTGACAATGCCATTACCCAGGTCTTAAAGGAAAACATTGCAGGCAATACAAACAGGACCAACCTTCAAAACGTACTAAGGGAGTTTATTAAAGGAACTCCAGACCAAAGGGCTTACTTGGAAAGATATGTCAAGCAAATTACCAATGATTCAGTAATGATTTTTTCAAGGGAATATAATGCGGTTGTTTCGGATGATCTTAACCTTCAATTTTATACTTATGTAGGAACCCGAATAGATACTTCCAGACCTTTTTGCGATGCTAGGGCAGGAAGGTTCTTTAAGAAATCGGAGGTTGAAGCATGGGCATCTTTAGGCAACTGGCAAGGACGTTTTCCTGGAACTACAAAAACCACTATTTTTTCTTACGCTGGAGGATATAATTGTAGACATGAACTTTATGCGATAACAAAATCGCAATACACCGCAGCAGAAAAAAGAGGATTAACAGGGTTAAGATAAGCCCCTACAACTGATTCAACAAGGTAATCAAAAACTTACTGGACCATAAACCAAAGACACTTCCAGAGGTCGCACCCAAGGAATATACGACCTTATCAGTCATTGACCCAAAAGCTACTTTCTTGACATTGAATGACCATATCAGGCTAATCATAAAGGCAGCTATAAAAACTCCCAGATACATTTCTTTGGATAGGAAATAGGTATTTACAGCCACAAAGTAAACCTGGACAAATCCAGTTAGGAATAAAGGTAAACGACCTCTCAAAGTTTCTTTCGAGGTTTTAATTTGCCTTTGGCATTTGGCCTGACCTGAGATGTTGACATGATTTGTTTTGCCAATTCCTGATTGAATCGGTTATCAATTAGCTTTTCAACATCAAAGCCCGGGTCAATCTGGAATAGGTCTTTTTTCTTTGATAGGGTAAATCTTGCAATTCCGTACTTTCTGGAAAACTCCGCAAAGGTCAGGGATTGCATACATTTTTCTGCCATAATTTAATTTTCTATAATTGCAAAGTAAGGCAACAAATTCTAATATTGCAAAACAATGTATTCATTCTCTATGCAATTTTTAAAGAATCAGAAACCAACAACATTTGCACCTTATATCGGAACGGAGGATTCTTTTCAAATTGCAGTAGCTAGGTTTCTCGATGTTAAGGGGCTTTTGTGGACACATCCAGCCAATGAAAGAAAGACTAAAACATTTACGACAAAGAAAGGTGTGACCTTTAGTCTTGAAGGCATGCTACTGACCAAAAAGGGAGTTAAAAAGGGTGTTAGTGATTGTCTTATCTTTGAACCCAGAAAAGGTTTTTCCGGCTTCTTTATTGAGTTAAAATGTGGAAAGAATAAACCAACTGATTATCAGATTATGTTCTTAGAAAATGCCAAAAAACGAGGTTATAAAACTTTGGTTAGTTGGTCACTTGATGAGGTAATCTTTGAAGTGGAAAATTATTTATCTTGAAACATTTGCAACATTTTAAAATATTAATTTATATTTGGCCAAAATTTAAACAACAAAAACATGAAAGAGAAAAATATGCCATTAGAACTTAAACCTGGACTACGCATTGGAGTTGGTCGGGGAAAGTTAGTTTTATCCCATAAAGAGGTTAAGGAGGACGGATTAGAAATTTGGGCTATCAACTACCACCTACATATTGATGGACCTATAAGAGATGTCTTTTATAGTTCTGCTCAAATCCTGAGAGAAATCGCAAGGGTTGAAGAACTGGAAAGAGAATCTAAAACCAGATACGAGTACGGAAGGAGGTATTTCAATAGGTGCAATGAACTGGATGAACAATTGACCAAATCGGAAAACCTCCGAGATGTTGCCAACAGGGCAAATAAGGAAAGGATTGATGAACTGGAAATGGATAAAATCAGGCTAACTGCTGATGAGAATGAATACAAATCTAACTTTGAAAAGTTGGACAAAATCGCCCTAATGGAAATGGCCAAAAATGAAAAGTCTGAAAAACTAATTGACAAGTTAAGGTTTAACAACTTTATGCTTTGGGCAACAACTTTGTGTTTTTTTGCACTTTGGTTGATTGCATTATATTTTTAATTGTTATATTTGCATTGCCGAAAGGCTAGCGGGGTAGGAGCCGTTACAAAATATTGGTTTTAAACCAACAAAAGCCTATCCGATGGAGACTCCTACCTCCTGACGATGGGCTTCTTTATTTTATGGCTGATAATAAAAAGTCTTTTATACTTTTTTGCGACCAAACACATTTGTTTCAAGAACTTGACGATGATGAAGCAGGAAGGTTAATTAAACACATTTTTAGGTATGTAAATGATGAAGATCCTGAGCCACCAGATAGGATTACTAAAATTGCATTTGAACCAATTAAACAACAATTAAAAAGGAATTTAAAAGATTGGGAGTTTAAAAAAAATCAAAAGTCAGAAGCTGGTAAAAAAGGTATGGAATCCAGATGGGCAAAACATAACGAAGAAAAACAAAGTATAACAAGCGATAACAGTGTTATAAATCCGATAACAAACATAACTGTAAGTGTTAATGATAATGTTACTGTTAGTGATACTGTAAATGAAAATGTAAATGATAATGTTATTTATATTGATGAACCTAAATTTTTAAAACTTTTAACTAAAAAAGAAATCCCAACTGAAGAAGAGTTTATTTCTTACTACAAAATAGAATTAGAAAAAGAATTTCCCAATTTATTATTTTCTGTTAAAACAAAATTTGAAACTTGGATTGATGATGGTTGGAAAGATGGAAATGGAAAAAAGATTACAAACTGGAAACTAAAACTTAAAAACACAATTACACATCTTAAGCCCGGATTTAACAAATTTGAAAATCAAGATGTATCAACTCAAAAATTAACCTTTAAAAATGGAAAATCAGATAATTGAAGAAATAGTATTAGGCTCAGTCTTATTAGACAAAGAAGCCCAGATTGAATTTTCTAATCGTATTCAATCCGTAAATGTCTTTGAATTAGAAAACCATAGGATTCTGGCCGGCATTTTCCTTGACTTCATAAAAGATTCAAAAAAGATTGACCTTATAACCATTGCACACGAACTGAAAAGCATTGGTCAATATAAATCAATCGGAGGTGCTAGGAAGCTCACACAGCTATCAGAAAAGGTTTCATCAACTGCCCACATCGAAGTTCACATTTCAATTCTTCTTGAAAACTTTTTGAAAAGAGAAATTGGCCAAATGGGTGCAAAACTTTTGAACTGCTCCCTATCAGAAACAGATGACGTATTTGATACCGTTGCAAAGATTCATGATGGACTTGATGACCTGATGAAGCAAGTCATTACAGAGGACGAGAGGACCATTCAAACCATTGTGTATGATGTTAGCCAGAAATGGCAAGAACACAACGCTACGGGCCTCGCAGGGCTGTCTACGGGCATTCAGATAGTAGATGAAAAGACAGGCGGTTTAGTTGATACGGATTTAATCATTCTTGCTGCCAGACCAGGGCAAGGGAAAACGGCTTTTGTCTTATCGATTCTTAGAAACCTATCAATTGCAAATGTTCCTACCGGGATGTTTAGTCTTGAAATGTCAAGTGAGCAATTGATTGAAAGAATGATTAGTCAGGATTCAGATGTATTTGCCTTTAAAATTAAAAGAAACATCTTAGATAATTACGACCGGGAGAGGCTTTACAGTTCAGCAAATCGGGTTAGGAACTGGCCATTGCAGATTAATGATGAAGCAGGGCTAAACATAAGGAAACTACGTTCTAAAGCTTTGATGTGGAAAAAGAAGTTTGGTATTAAATTGTTAGTAGTTGATTACTTGCAATTGATGGGAGGTCAAAATAAAAAGGGCCAAAATAGAGAGGGTGAAATCGCTGAGATATCCAGAGGCTTGAAAGTATTGGCAAAGGATTTAAATATTCCTATTATTGCCTTATCGCAATTGTCAAGAGCAGTTGAATCAAGACCTTCTAAGATGCCTCAATTATCAGATCTAAGGGAATCCGGAAGTATTGAACAGGATGCAAACATGGTTATATTCCTGATGCGACCTGAATATTACAAGATGACTGAATCAGTTGATTTTGATAATGATTCCTATCCTGTTAAAGACCTTTGCATTGTTGATATTGCAAAGTTTCGGGATGGGGATACAAGTACCTTCCCGGTAAAGTTCAATGGTCCATTGATGAAGTTTAGCGATTATTCAAAAAGTAATTTTTAAATATTTAAAATGATGAAAAAAGAAACCGCAATAGACTGGTTGTTTTATATTATAAACGATTTTGACAAGGATCAACAATTTGCAAATGAAATATTGGACCAAGCCAAAGAAATGCAAAAGGAAGAATTAGAAAAAGAACTAATTTCCTTTTTTCTTTATTTCCGAGATAATGGTGAAAGGCTATTAGGTTCTTCAATTGAACAACTTGTAAAATCTTATTTGAATAGGAAATGAAAACAAAAATATTCACAAGGTCAATGAATGAAGACCTTTATAAAATGGCTTCTGAATTTTGGCCTGAAGAAATTGAAAAAGAAAGATGTAGTCAATTTAATTACTGGGAAGGTGCATTGGATTTTCTTTATTATGCAATTGAATCAGATGTTGATTTTGCCTTAATTATTGATGAAGACTGTTTCATTTATGATTGGAAAATCTTTGAACATTGTTTAACCAAAATGAAGTTAGCCTATAATCTTGATGCCTTAACAGGTATGCCAGATACAATTGCAAATTCTAATCATAGATTTGGACCCGACTATTCATTTAATCCTTTTCTTTTAATTTTAGATTGTCGGCAAATCAGAATCCGATTAAAGGAAACTAACAAGTTACAGATTCAATTAGATGCCCCAGAAAGCAATGAGATATTTTATCCTTTATTTTATTGGATGAGCCAGAACATACCAACAGGAGAATTTAAAGGTCAAAATCATAAAGACAATATTTCAACTGAAGTATTAGGCGATTATTTTGGAAAAGAAACACCTTTTGCCCTTCATTCATGGTATTCAAGAGAGTTTGAAACAGTTCCAGAACAAAAGGAAAGAATCTTAAACCTATACAACGAGGCTAAAAGTTTACAGCAATGATTTTTTTAATCCCTTTTCGAGATAGGCAAATCCATTTAGATGTTTTGCAACCAATTTTAGAAAATATCGGAACTGTAATTGTAATTGAGCAGGCCGATAATAAGCCCTTTAATCGAGGCAGGTTAATCAATATAGGATTTGAGTTAGTTGTTCCCATTGATGAGCAGATCGTCATTCATGACGTTGATATGATACCTGTAAGGTGTAATTATCAATTTAAAGGAATAGCACATTTTGCAAATCAGGTGCAACAGTTTCATTACCATCGCCCTTATGCAGGATATTTTGGAGGTGTGACTGGTTTTGATTACAGAGATTTTAAAATGATTAATGGATTTTCAAATGAATTTTGGGGATGGGGTGCAGAAGATGATGACCTACTTGCCAGGGTTAAATTGAAAAAACTAAAACCTCAATTTTTTTATGGCAGGTTCAATTCATTGCATCATGAACACCAAAAAAAAGCAGACCTACATAAACAAAATTTACAAACCTTAAAAAAAGGAGTTAATTTTGATTCAGGATTGAATAACTGTCTGGAAAATGTCAGTTATGAGATTAAAGAAAATAGGATAAAAGTGATTTTTCATAATTAGGGTAATTGAACGACGAAAAGCCAGATTTATTTTA